ATTAACCTCGCCCTTAGCTTTCTTCTTGTAATACCTGTAGAATGTTACGGCTATTACCACTTCTCCATCTTGTTCAAAAGCCACTAAATCGTAATTGTTGTAAACTATTTCGTTCATATCGTTACTATTTTTATGTACTTAATCACCTCTTCTGGTAAGGATGCTAGATCCTTAACTCTTTTACCGAAATCGTATGAATGTCTCCTATATGGATAATAATCACCAGCATACATTCCTATTCCTTGTGGATGAAATGGATTTTCGCTGCATGCAAACACAGGATAATATACCAACCCACTACTATCTTTACCCTTATCACTTACACATATTATCGTGTATCTATCTACCTCCCCATCACCAATATCATACACCCTTACTTTTACCTTCACGCCATTGACGTTTGTTATAACATTATTCATACACACCTCCTTTGTTGTTCACTATCAAACTAATCTATCTCCCTACCATATATAGTATACGATCCACACCAGCCACGATTCTCATTCGAGACCCTAATATGATCTACAGGTTTATCTCCTGCCATACAATTAGCGTAAGATAATACCTCCGACATGTTCCTGAACCCGGAATCCGCCGCCGATTTTATAAGCTTTCGATCGTACCCGAATACCCATACCTTTACAATATCCCTTCCCTTTACAGTTCTTCTTATACGCATAATCTTGCCATAAAATAAACAAACATAAAATCTATTCTCTCTTTGTTATCATCCATCCTATGTCCGGTTATATCGAAAATAACCCTACGCTTTTCTATAGTTTGTATATTATCTAACTGAATAGCTATGTAAGGATATCCCATAACTTTCTCTCTATTGATGTTATTCAAAATAGCGTTGACATCTTGCCTGCGAAAATACATATTTACCCCTATGCAGCTGGCAACCAAAAGACATTCGTCTATTATACCATCTGTATCGAACAACAATAACATATCATCCTTCTCGATAGTATATTCCATATCAAGAATCTTGATACGTTTGCTTCCGTCCTTCTTATCTGATATAAGAATCTCTATCATTTCCTTATCAGTCGTAAGGATATAATACGCCTCATCCTTTGTAATATTATCACGCAGATAAAGCAGCGCTTCATCTTGTAATTTCATAATTTCGTCCATACTATTAGTATTTTATATTACCACTCCAAAAAGAACGGCGGTAGACACCCGTGGCCTACCACGCCGTGACACCGCCGCCCGTTCCCATTGGTATTATTCTACCACCTCTAATTTCCCGTAATAAGGATAAAAACAACCGTCTCGATAAACCGAATATCTGAGCGTTTTATCCTTTGCTTCATAGATGGAAACACAACCGCTGTTATAAGCGTTGGATAGTTCTTTTGCTACAAATCCACCTATTTGTTTATAGGTTTTAGGCGTATCCGCCAACGGCCTGCCTACATATATTTTTACCCTCTTGCACTTTTTGTCGCCTACGCATATATCCTTTCCTCTAAGCTCCGTTAAATACATGAATCTCATATCAGTCAATTTTAAATCCAACATTCCTCTACCTCTATCTCCATACGATCCTCCCAATTACATAAATCAGGGTTCTCTCCTTCATAAAAGTAATAGTAAGCCCATACTTCAATATCGCCCACTTTTATGCATCCATCACTGCACCATTCCACAATATCGTCATTCCTGCATACATTTGTCGGTTCAGCACCAAGCGACAACAACTCGTTTATTATATTATCGCCGAACTTTTCTTTCGCCTCCTCTTTTGTCATATCACTATCAGATTTTTAATATTACACTACCGCCAAAGGAGAACAGGGAACGGACGACCAGCGGGGCCGACCCCACGCCATCGCCGCCGCCCGTTTCCCTTGGCTCCCTACACTCCCTCCATCACCCAAAGAAACACATACACCCATACATAGACATACCTTCATACACATAAGATTCCCTTACTATAAAGATACCCTTGTCCCCCTTCCCTATTGTTTCCCGGGATCCCTTATTTCATCTCGTTTTTCCTCGGTTCACATTGATCCCCTTGATTTACCCTTGATTTACCTTGATTTACCTTGATTTACCCTTGATTTACCCTTGATTTACCTTGATTTACCTTGATTTACCTTGATTTACCTTGTCTGGAGGTGTCCCCTCCCGCAAAACAAACCAACCCCATCAACTCCCAGCATAAAACCCTAGACCTTCCTCCCGATTGTTCCACGTGGAACGCCCGTTTAGTCTAGGATATCGAGGTCCTTGTTCTTGATTGCCTTATATACTTGCCTAATACAATGTATTGATAATAAAACCAATAAAGAAACTATGATTATAGGCAGGGCGTCGCCCGTAGCTATAACATACCGCCCCAACTCAAACGCCATGTAACCACAAAACAAGGTAAGTACGAAATATATAAATATACCCATAAAAATATACAATAAGTATCCGTAACTTAGAAACAATACCCAAATAATATAATTAATTGAGTATCAACAATATAATATATATCAAGCCTTAGAGCTACCTCTAAGGAAAGATAAGCCCAGATATAGATAAAAAATATACAATAAGTACCGCTTATTATATACCTTTTAGGATCGATTCAAGCGCAAAACCATACATAAGGGCACAATATACCCGCCTGCATGGATATAGATATATACAAAATGATACATAATAAAGCATTTTACTTACACATTTTAGATCAAGGCTTAAAATTTACCGCCTTGACACTTTTATGCGTAAGTAAAAGCATTGTTATAATATCATATTGTAAAATATAGGCACAAAAAAGCCCTCCCGTCCTATATCACTACAGTACGAAAGGGCACAAACTTTAAAATCAAATAAAAACAAACGACTACTGTCGTAATTTGTTTGCCATGTAACTAGCACGTTTCCGCCTGCATTTATCCGACTCCCTACTGCAGTCTAATTTGTTGGATAAATATAGCTCTTTGGTTAGCTCCGTGTAAAACTCAATTTGAGCTACTTTAACCGTTTCTAAAGCCTTTTTTCTTTGAATGGATAATTTCCTATTCAGATTATCAAACTTTTTCTTGTACATAATCTATTCTTTTAATTACACCAATAAGAAACGGGAGGCCGGGGGCAATACGGCCGGCGTTATCGATACTACCAGCCGAACGCCCGCACGCCCCCTTCTTCTTTGGTTTCGTCCCTTTGCCGACAACGAAGCCGGCCAAATACGCACATACGTTTCCCGTGATACGTACCGACAAGGCGCACTTTGTCCGTCAATTTAACCGCACAAAATACCCTTGTAAGGGTTGTTATTTTTCTACTACATATAGCGCATAAGTATTTAAGCGACCTTAAACGTTATTGCTTTGATACATTGGCACGGATATAACCCCGTGATGCACTCCATGCGTGCTACTCTAGCAACGTATAGACATACGCCCTATATATGCGTATATACACCAATGTACCCCGTGTTTTTACACGGCCTACTAGGTTGACCTAGCGTATTTACCAGATTGATGTAAACCAAAAGATAATAGCGCTATTCTGGACTAGAATAGCGCTTAAACCACATTGTTAAGCGGCGGCCTATCTACACAGGCTATCGTAACTCTATCCACCTATGTATGTCTACATCAATAAATTAAAGATCCTGCCTGTTTAGTCTGATCCAGTGGCACGACGGGGACGTACAGGCGTTGCCACCATAACGCCCCTATATATAGAGATATAGGGGCAAATGATACTATCTATCATTTTTAGGGTGAGTTAAGTAGTATGTGATACATTTTGCAATGAGACTAAATGTATACCGCTTTACCGGCACGGCACATTTTACGATACGTTTATCATTGCCGTTAAATGTCTCATAATATATACCGAAATCGTACTCTACAGGCTCACTGTATCCAAAACGTTTATGAGACGATCCTAGTATTGCCATATCCTCTATTTCGTTCATTTTAAGCTTCTTGTTTTTGTCCTGATCGTTTTTATCATAATATTCGCGTTCAACTTCTTTGTAGGAGCAGAAGGTACCGTTAACTCGTGGTAGTATTTCTTTGCAAAGTTGTATTACTACTTCTTTATCCTTTGCTAAATTGACTAAAGCGGGGACGATTGCTTTATCTACTTTAATATCATTGTCCTTTAATATTTCATTTATTTCTTTTCCAGATTTAAATAATTGACACCACGCTTTCACCGCACCTGTTAATGTTTTCTCACTTGCTTTTTTTACCTCGTTTTGTACTTTGTTAAGATCTTTACCTGTCATTAGATTTGCCCTTGCCCTAGGGACTTGTATAGGCATCTAGCACGCCTTGTTTGTTAATATTGTTATCTCACATTGCAAATATAATATATGTTTTATTTCCAAACAAATATTTTGCAATAAAAATTCGACGATTATATGTAATAAATCTAATCAAATGTAAACGTATATTAAAATATTGATTTATATGATTGATAATCAACAAGTTAAATACAAAATAAGCATTCCTTTTTCGGCTCGTTGATCGTTTGCCGTTCCTATCTCCCAGCCTTTGTAGGCGGGGGGGGTGGGACCAAAAACGGCAGCCCGGCCGGGCCGATTTCGGGGAGGTGGTCCGTCCCGCATATCATCCTCCCATCATACCCCACCTCATCTCTCCAATAATGTCCCGCATATCATCCTCCCCGAATATCCCTCATACTTCCTCACAACCATATCACCTTCCATCTAATATAATTTATTATATTTGTACGTAACTTAAATTATTTAATCATGTATCAATATATTACAGATAACTTCGTGGGGGGGGGTATTTTAACCCTCAGATAAGGAGGGGGTATGTTTAGGCGCAGGACTTCTTCTCCCGGTAAGATCCACTACCGTGTTAATATAAACAAGAATATGTGTCTTGGCGTTGTAGATATATATATTGATGGGAAGCCATATCAACCTGGTTTTAACGGATCTTATCTTGATATATATCGCGATAAGAAGATAAAAACTATAAGCATAAGTGGCCAGATATCATATCTAAATCCGAAAAATGAGTACAATGTTATTTTGGGCATAAGTGGAGGTATTATAGAGGGAACCCTTACGTATCAATATAATTCGGGTATGCATTGCGAGTTGGCTAATAAGGTGACATACGGGAATAGGATAACTAATTTTGTTCCTGTAACGGTGATAGAAGATCCTGGTAAGATCATTAATTTCACTTACAGATCTGAATTACAGACTCAGGTTTTAGATGAAAGTTATGTAACTTGGGATGGTGATTATATATTAAACGATAATTGTGTAGTAACTGATCTTTGTTCGGGATGTGAATCTTATGCCTATGGGAAAAGTTTTCGTGGTAACTATCGAGTAACGGTAAGGATAGTGTAATCCCAAGGGAAGGAGGGAGACCTCGTCCTTCCGGGCCTCCCCCGTCCTACCACCGCCTCCCGTTCTTTTTGGCTTCTCCCTGTCTTATCTTTGACCGGATATCAAAAATTCATATCTTTGGAACAAAACTACAATCATGTTTAGAGACATACTTCATAAGATCAAGATCTTCTTCTGCGACGATGACGTTGAGAAGATATATGTAAGGGACAGTACGGTTATCCGCAACAACGAGATACATAAGATGTATGACGAGATACTTAATGAGCTAGGTGATTTGGCCACTGTCGTATCTAGGAACTACGTGTATGGCAGGATAAAGGACAGTACTGGATTAAGTATCCGTCATATCAGTAGGACAATAAACCATACTAAAGTCGAGGAGATATGATAAAGGACGTAATGGAGCGGGATATGATAAATGAGATACAGGCGTTGTTCGTGATGATATCCACGGCCGGGTTGATGTTTGTCATGCCGATGTTAGATATAGAGTGTGATGATATTACTATCATAATAGGATCAGGAATAATACTATCTTTTATGCTAACCATAATCCCGATCTTGCTTTCTTACGATATAAGGGATGAGATCATTGAGTTGATTGAGGATATAGACAGCCAGATCGTGGTAGGCACTTCGGTATATAAAACGAACCTGCCCTAAGTAATTCCTGGGGCAGATATTAATATCAATTTGACTTCAAATACGATTCTATTCTATCAGCGGCCTCATTAGGCGTATGTCCATCCCATTCCCATGCCGTATCAAGTTCAGGGATATTGAATAACCCCCAATACCGGTTCTCATAATGATTGGAGATCTGACCTGTAGGTAGTTCGGCCATTACAATAAACCATCCTCCACCGAAGCATTCCTCCCCATCATAATGCTTATGTGACTTACAGACCTTTACATCCCCTTTAGCCAGCTCGTTGAAGAAAGCGGCATTGTAAAGCATTCGATATTTATATAGTTCGTTAAATGTATGATATCCGTCGGATACGTTACCCATATCATCTTCATGTAAATATGTTTTCTCAAAAATGTCCTGCTTGCAAGGATAAAACTCCCCGTTTACTCCCTTGATGATGTAATCACCTACATTGGCTTTCATAACACCTTCAAGGGTTTCTATACTACAATTAACAGAAGGAGGTATCCCGTTATCAGCGTCACTTTCACGGATAACTTCTATTTTAACGTTATTGCCAGTGAAATCCTTGATCTCATCATTATTAAAGCCTTTCCATTTTACGGCTTCTACCGCTATCGGTTTCTTTATAAATACGCTCATAATATTATTTTTTGATATACATTTCTATAAGGTCTATTGATAGTTTAGCCCCCAGCTCCTCCTCCAACAGGTTAAGGTAGTTCCGGTGCAGGAACCCGCCCCGCTCCACCTCCCTGAAGCCGGCTCCGTCCCGGATCCTGACCATCCCTTTCCTTGGATCCATGTCGATAAGATCCCGAAGCTCGTTCATATTCTTGAACCGGTTCTCTATTACCTTAAATACATCGATCTTAGGTTTCTTATCCTTATTTTTGGGCTTTATTTTAATTCTTCCGCTCATAATACATTAATCACTTTCCAGTACTACCAAACCCACCATTTCCTCTCTCGGATTCTCCAAGGTCTTCTAACGACTCCACTTGATCCCATACGATGCGTTCCCGTCTACGGATAAGCAATTGAGCTACCTTATCCCCTGCCGAATAAGAAGGATCTCCATAGCGATCTATACGTCTACATACTACCATAATCTCACCCCTATATCCTTCATCAACAGTTCCCGGGGCGTTTTGGATAATGGACTTGGTTTTGGTTATGCTACTACGAGGGCGGATCTCCATCTCATAATCCTCAGGTAAAGCTACATGCACTCCAGTATGGTATATGATCCTACCACTGTCAAGTTCTATATTCTTAACAAACAAATCCATGCAAGCGTCATCCTCATGGGCGTATTCAGGCATCTTAGCCCCTTCTTCCAGCCAGATCTTGACCTTACACGTATCTATACCATCAAGTAACTCAACTGCCTCTTTATAGCTCATAGGTTGCTCTGAGGCTAATGAAATGGCTCTTGCTAATAAATCTTTAATCTTACTCATTTTATCTTGTTTTTAAATTCTTTCCCTTTCGGGCATTGTAATTTACATTCCTCGCCACAAGCGGAACAGTTGGGTCTCATTCCGGGCACCCCTCTTCCCCCGTACGGCCAGTAGGCATAATCGCAGACGCTCCAGAACGCCTCCATCGCCTTTATCTTGGCATCGACGGTTATCTTCTCCTTCACCTTTTTCATGCTTTTCCTGAACTCGTCTTTCATATCCTTCCCTTCTATCTGTCTGGCTTTACGTCTCTCGTTCCACCAATTGTAGTAGAATTTGTCTGCCATCTTATAAGCTTCGGGGTCAAATTTATCACGATGCAGGATAGGGGCGTCCTTGATCTTTCTCAAATTCCTGCCACAAACATAAGCAAGCCCGGCGTACGGAGGTATGTCCTTAGGATCAACCAACCCATCCGGCACGCAGTAGTAGAAGTAATTGGGGCGGCCGTACCTAGTCCAGCCTCCGGCCTCGTACAGGGCTTGCCTTCTAACCTCGAACCAGCCTTGCATTACTTGGTGCTTTTCCTGTTTCTCGAAATCCTTGTTATAGTCAGCCAACGAGATCTTTACCTCAACCTCATAAGCGTACATAGATCTGGTTATAGCCAGATAATCGGACTCCCAGTTATATACATACAGGTTATTTATCACCCATTTAGGCGATACCAAGAACTGTCTGTTAAGGATATCCAATATCCCTCTTTCAGTGTATTCAGCACCTTTATTTGATTGCCGTGTTCCCATCTCCTTTCAGAGGATTATTCCTTAACCCAACCGCCATTATAGCGTTCGATACCAATCTCCGTAATCCACCCATATCCTTATCATGGAACGAGAAAGTAGTTAAATTATGTGATTCAGTAATCTTATCATAAGACTTTATCATCAACACAGCCATATACTCACCCATCATCTTTCCGTTCATGATATCAAGATCGATTATGCCGTGATCTATTAGATCAACCACATCCCATCCTGATGGTAGATACGTTTTTATCTGATTAATGTCCATCCCAAATAGTTATTATAAAAAGGAGGGCCGTGCTACCCTCCTATAGATTACACACGAAAAATAGAACTGAAAGCGATCTTAAGCACGTAAGATTTTATTAATTCCCGTAGGCTGTCTACCGGTTATCGTTAATTACCGACCTACGGGAATATGTTTAAGAAAACACCATGTGGGGAGTGGGGGAATCGAACCCTTATCCACGCTACGATTAGGAATCGTAAATTCTATCCGTTAAATTAACTCCCCTTTAAGCGTCCTGATCCTCCCGGACAAGGACACTACATAAATCTAAACTCTAAACCTAATGACAAATTCTATTAATCCAACTGTGGACCCGGCCGGACTTGAACCGACAACCTGCTGGTTATGAGCCAATTGCTCTTACCGATTGAGCTACGGGTCCTAAATATACCACATCGTCTTTCACAAGAGGATGTGGATCGGAATTTCTCGAAAATTATATAGTAACTTTATGAAACTATTGTCCAACATTCTAGCATATAGCACCAATCCTCGAACGGGAATGTCTCTATACCTGACCTACCCCATCCCGTCCCCCAACTGTTCTGTAGGACGAAGCCGGCCTTGTCCCAGCCGGTGAGGATAACGGCATGACCTCCCAAGTTCTGTCCTTGGCCTTGCCAGAATCGATTACCATAATTATAGCAATACAGACCTATAACCAGAGGACCATTCAGCATCAACGCCACCTTAGCCGATACCGGATCTATGATCCTAGCGTAACTGTTTATTTTCTCCCCATCTACGCCTACGTTCTTGATAGACTTGATAGCATCACGAAGAACCATCCCGTCCTGGTCCTTATCCTCTCTCAGATCATATATATCGTAAGGAGATATTTTAGCTGGTCTTTTGATATCCTTTATAGCTTTTCTCCAGTTAAGGATCTCAGCCAGGCTTACGGCTGCGCAAATAGGGGAAGAACCTTGATCTACCACGCTATCGACATTATTGATCTTATACTCATCAGGAACAGCCTCATGTTGCATATTCATGATAGCGTCCCTATCATCCGCTGGTGATGGTATGTAACCTAGTCCGTAACTCATTTTTTATCCTTTTTATGATAATCGATTATCTTGATATTAAACGTATCGGATCTTTGCCTTACCTGTATCGAACCCCTAGCCTTTCCCTTGGCGTCGTACAGGGCGGTAAAGCCAAAGTTATCGACCCGGCCGTCGTCCAGCGTAAACCGCCACTCCTTCCATTGACCCATCACGGTCCCGGAAGATACTATGGAATCCACCACATAAGATATATCAGTAGTATCATATTCCGTATAGTAGGTTCTAGATGTACTACATCCGACAGCCGCTAAGGTAAATAACATTAACAAGAAAAACAAGATCTTATTCATTTTTCTTAGTCTTTTTACGTTTCTTAGATTTCTTCTTCTCCTCAGTTTTATTCTCGACATTTACGTCATTGCCGGCATCGGTACCAGTAACCTCAGAGATATTATTTTCAGGTATATCGATATGACCTGAATTAGGGTCCATCTTATCCTCCTCGACAATAACCTCATCAGACACATCACCATCTAAAGCCTCAGGATCAATATGATTTTCCAGATACTGGATACGATATGACATAGCCTTATTTTGCTCCTCTATTTCCTTGTACCTTCTTCTAGCCTCATCGAGTAATTTAGATGATAGTTTATGTTTCTTCTCGATATCCATATAAGCCCTTTTAAGAGTCTCTTTATCTTTCACCGACTCATTATATAGCTCTCTTGATTTACTAAGCTCATTCCCCATCTTAACGATATGAGAATCCTTGGATTCTATATCCATATCAAGAGAATCCACAAGCGTATTAAGATATCTTTCTTTTTCCTCCAATTCCGTTATCTTACTACGAGCATCCTCATAATTTCTTTTTAATCTACTTGAATAGCTAATAGCTTCATCAAGATCCTGTTTTAGAGTATTTATATAACTACTCTTTACTATCTTCAATCCGAACATCCTCAACACTTTTATAAGTTCTACGAATATCGGCCTTTATCTTGCCGACTATAATTAACTCAGCTATATGCTTATCTTTCTCGACTATAGCTATATCCTTACGGACATTAGAGACTCTGATCGTAATATTCTCGTTATTAGAGAAAACGAACGGTGATCCTACCAAAGTGAGGCCTGTATCGTTGGTGAACGACGGCAGCATCATAACCATCCCGACAGTATCATCCGGGAACGACGCCGATACACCTGTATCTATATCAAGAACATCACCTTGCCCCAACGGGAACGCATTACCTTGCTTGATAGGAATATCCTTTCCCAATGAGTTCCATGCCTTAGAGAATTTTAAAGAGTTGAGAAAAATTTTACCATCTTTCTCAACTATCCCTACCATTGGATCGCAATTCATGTGAACCTCATCAAGCTTATCATCCGGTTTTTCCTCAAACTCGTCAAGATCTCTGGCTGATGTAAATGACTTACTCTCCAGAAGTTTTTTGATATCTTCAATCGTAGCCATACTATAATTTTATTATTAAATAAACGATCTTCAATCCTAACTTCAAATCAGATGTCTTTTCGAACATCTCCCTAAGAGGTAAGATAGTAGCGTCAAGATCTGACGCTACCCATTCTCCATCCTTATAATACATATTCTTTTCCTCGGAATACGCTACACAAGGTCGATGCCCTAGGTTCTTCATAACCGTATCTACCTTATTTCGGGTAGGCATCGAGACACGATTCACTTTAGTAGATATATTGAAATTACTCTCCATTAAATTACTCATTTTCAATTAGTTAATTAGAAAGGTAGGTCACTGTCGTCTCCAAAAGGAAGATATTGTGGCGGCTGCTGACCTCCAAAAGAAGGCGCTTGGGCTGTCTGAGGCGGAGCCTGCTGGTATGATGGAGGAGGCGTCTGCTGCGGAGCCTGCGTAGCGTATGACGGTGGGGGCGTTTGCGTTATAGCCTCACCAGCGTTGTTTTGGCTTGGAGACTGAACCGGTCTCACGCCATCCGCTTTAATACTTTGGATATATTTATTAAGTACCTGATAAGCGAAAGCGTCTTGGGTCGTATAATCAAACTTCTTATTCCCCATTATATCAGTACTCTCAACCCTGTCAGGCCATCCATTCTGCCCATTCTTATAATATTGCTGGATAAGCTCGTCCTTACCGTCAGGAGTCTCCCTTGCGTATGAGATAAAGAAATTACCGGGAGCATATTGATCCCCTTTCTTAGCATGAGCAGGATTGATCACCACCTTACGTTTCAGGTCGATATTAGGCAAGTACCTTACCAGTGACTTAACGTAATTATTGATACCTCCTTTTTGAGTCATCAAAGGAACGTTTATAAAGTAATTACCATCCTCATCACTTATCTTTATGGATAAGTATTTGGCATTTATTCCATTGAACTCCACTTCTCGCACATTGATATCAGACAAATAACCTTCGATACCGTTCCAGAATACCCTCCAATAAGAAACGGCTCCGGTCTTCTCGTTTATATGCTCCTCGAAACCTTCCTTTGGTTCTCTTGATGACTGATATAATAATCCGCTACCACTTACTTTAAAGTAATGGTTATTACCACCTGATGAATTTTCTCTAACTCCCATTTTATATATTTTTAAATATTAAACAATAACTGATGATGACAAGAAATACTCGTTCTTATTATCCTCCCCATAAATCTTATTGAAATGAGATTTATGATCATGCTCGATAACTATCCTATTCCACGATATGCTTTTTATGATACCCAGATATCTTCCACATAACACGTTGCATACAATATCTTCACCATAATGAGACAAAGGGGTAAGTCTTTCCTTACATGATTTACCTGAAGACGGGCTCTCTGACATAATACCGCATCCTTTATCGGTAAATATCAACTTGCAATGATCGAACTCATTTACCTTAAGATTGTTTTGGAGGGCTTGGACGAGTAGATCCTTATCAAAGACATAGGTACTTGTTTTGACAAAATGCTCGTCCACGAACCTCCAATTTGGATAATTACCCTCAAAATGGATCTCATACATATCCATATCAGGCGTAGAGAAATAAGTCTTAGTATCGTCCACTTTTATAGACAACATATCCGATGACTTATTGATATGCTTATCAAGCAATATCGCAGATTCGTTCGACACCGGGATAAACATCTTCTCTACCTTATCCTGATTAGGGACAAAATACCTGTAAATAGTATTTCTATCCGTACTTACTATATTAATATTAATATCATCAATATCAATGACCACATTCTCGATGCATGGATAAAAATCATCTACCTCCGTATAATCGCTGGCTTTGTTAAGAACCGAAACATAATCGCTCATCTTAACCTTAATTCCTCCATCAAGTATCTTATGTACCTGCGGGAATGTATTGATATCAAAAGCCGGACAACTATACTCACCAGAAGCGTAGTGGATCGTGATCTGATCTTTTCTATCCGAAAGCAGTATCGTAATCTCACGATTCTTCTGTTTTTTCATGAACTTAATAAAAGAGCTTGCCTCTACCAAGAAAGAGAAGTTAGAGTCAGCCTCGACCTTCAATCGTTCTATAACACATACCTTGGCATTTACGGAAGTGATATAAGCCAGATTATTGACAACATCTATCTTAAGATCCTTATAAAGGGAGTTGGAACCGGCGTTCTTAACCACCGTCTCCAGTTTACCCAACTTCTCATTTAATGATTTCGACAAGCACTTCAATACCATATAACATATTTTATTTGTTTATCATCCATAATTCATGTACAAGCTTTATAAAAATCATACTCCGAAACCGGAAATGATTCCGGAGTATGAATCCCGATTATGGGATAAATCAGGATAAAAATCCTGTTAGTACCCATCGCCAATGTTACCAAAGGTTTCATACAAGCAGCACTGTTTTGCCGAATACGCTACTCCTGTTTAATCACTTGCCTTAGAGCCTTGGGCTTGGATAAACACCCTAGGGTAACTATACATTCTAAGGTAACGTAGTGCTCTAAGCACTTAGGCTAATAACCTGACCGTTTCCGGTATATGTAAAATATTTTTCAACATCTTACATATTATCCGAGGTTATAATAAACAACTTTTACATGACATTGCAAATGTAATCATAATTATATTAATACAAATATAATAAATACTTAATAGTGTTAAAATAATTTAAACTTACGTCTAATATACTCGGCTATAAGCGTAGCGTCACACATTCCGTCTTGTATCTTAGTAGGTTGTATTCCTTTTCCTGACCATGGTTTCACGAAAGAGACCAAAGGGAAAAGGCGCATGGCACATCGGATGGAGGTAGCCTTCGTGTCCAGCTTAGCCGCCGTATACACCCGATCGGCTGTCGTATGAAGCTCCTTCTGCCAGGTCTTTGGTTGCACCTCCTCGAACATGAACCTAATATCCGGGTGAGATCCGTATCGCTCCATCATCTCCACCATCATAGCGAATAGGGCGTTCGGTTCCCGGCGTCTCCCGCCAAAGGTGAAGTTGCTGGCTGCCGAGCTGTTGTGGATGCTATGGACGTCCTCGACGGCGATCGCCAGCGTCCCGCCTCCCTTTTCTTGGATCTTGTCAGCGGCATCGAGGAAGAAGCTTGATATAGCCCTAAGATCTATATCCCCCTTAACCGATATCCTTGGAGTCATAATTACCTTAATATCCCCGTTCTCCGGGATCATGGACAATCCTCCGGTGTCTATACCCGGATCTATGCCTATTGATATATTCATAACTTCAACGTATATAATGAATGGAAATCCTCCGGTCTAAACACCTGTATTGAGTTATCCGGATACATACCTATATAATAACCGTAAAAAGCCCGTAGAATGCCATTTTCTAGGATTATATCCAAAGCCTTTACCTTGTGACCGTCAACCATCACATCAAGCTCCTTGGTTCTTTGGGATATCTTATCAAACCATTCAGGTATAGGATCAATCCCGTACCTGAATGCGTTTACTGTTGATTTTATCGATATATATGTTCCCATGATCAGATAAGATTACAATCGTCACGTTTAACAACCTTAAAATCACCATTGCGAAGGAATATCGCCACATCAGATCTCGTATACGTAAGAGGTGTATACGATACCAAATGATAAGATGCCTGCCCGACGGCGGGGCGAACCGGTCTCAATACGGCTATGGCTATATCTCCGCCAAGTTCCGTGCCACCGGTGACACCCTGTAGGCACATGTATATGAATCCCTCATACTCATATCTCTTTCCAATAAACTCACTCATGGGAATACCTACGAACAGATAGTTCTTCACATCCCCTTTCTTAACCTCGACAGCGTTCTCCACACTGGACGGTATTACGTCTACAAATTTTACTCCTATTGCCATGATTACAAATTCAATTTAGTTCTTAATTCTTGACACAATTCTTGATTATCCCTCATGATACTTAACGTATTATCGACTCCGTTCCCTACACGAACATCCCCGTACCAGTACCATGATCCTTTACGGATAAAGATACCGGTTTCCTCGCATAACTTCAAAAGTTCAAGTTCCTTATCAAACCCCACGCCATAATACAAGGCTGTCTCTGCTATTTGGAACGGAACGGCTGTCTTGTTCTTCAGCACCTTTATCCTAACCTCATGACCTACTGAAGATCCGTCCTCTCCTAATATAACCTTCTTTCTCGCCATCTCCATACGGATAGAGGCATAGAACTTAAGAGCGTTACCTCCGGTCGTTACCTTAGGATCGCCGTATATAACACCGATCTTCTCCCGATACTGATTGATGAATACCAGAACACAGTCGCTTTTGTTTACGATTCCTGTAAGAACCCTCATGGCTTTGGACATCAAACGAGCCTGCAATCCCATGTTGCTGTCTTCCATATCGCCCTCTATCTCCTTCTTCGGTACCAGATTGGCTACAGAATCTACGACAATAAATCCGACCTTCCCGGACTCGACTAACTTGGCTGTGATGTCAATAGCCAGCTCCCCGTAGCTTGGTTGGGAGATCAAAAACCGGTTTATATCTAATCCCATTTTCCTAGCGTACTCAATATCGAAAGCGTTCTCCACGTCTATTATAGCTACCAGCTTATCTGGATGTTTTTTCTGGAACTCGATCATACTTAACGTACACATCATGGTCTTGCCACAAGATTCCATCCCGACCAGCTCATGGATCCGGCCTACCGCCCATCCGCCGCCGAGGGCCTTGTCCACCACCAGAGAACCAGTGCTTTCCCTTGGTATGGATATTATAGGCTTATCATCGCCGAAGTTCATTATCGAGCCTTCTCCAAGCTCTTTATTTAAAGATGATACTAACTCATCTACGTCTGAAAAAAGTTCTTTCTTAGCCATTATAATCCGTATTCATCGAAATTAAACAAATCCTGTTGTTTCTTGATCATATCCTTACCGATATCAGATATCTTTTCTGGATTCAAAACACCCTCATTCTCATCCACCTTCTCTATAAAGTCAGATATCTTATCGCTTAGCAGTACCATATCTTCCTTAGGCACTGATTTCAGATAAAGCCCGTCTATAGACCTACATCTTGAAAGAGCGGTATATATCTGTCCTATTTCGAAGGCTCTGCTGATGTCTACGAATATATTATCTAAAGTCATTCCCTGAGATTTATGAACGGTTATAGCGTATCCTAACCTTAATGGATATTGTATTATATAGCCGCAAGAAATGCCTTCAAGGGAATCATCTACCTGCTTATACTTCATCTTCTCCCACTTCTCTTTGGTTATCTCCACCTCAGTATCGTTATCTAGATGAACATATATCGTCTCATCAACAGTATCTATGCTGGTTATGATACCCATCGAGCCATTGACATACCCGTTGCCGTTTCTGGTTATTATGACCTTAGCCCCTACCTTTACTATAAGCTCATCCTCGCAAGGCGCTACAGGCTTCTCCCCGAATACAGTAGCATCGAACTTAAATACCTTATTATTGATCTTATCAAGATTAGTCTTATTTATCTCATAAGCTTCTTTGTTAGTTGAGCATATAATTATAGTATTATCCATATTATCTGGATACTTGACCCTACTATCCAATATCTGTCTTGACTCGTCGGTAATAACCCCACATCTTATATCCTCAAGTACGGAAAGAAGCTGAGGATCTTTTTGACGGAATACGTTCTCGAAGGTAATGACCGAGAATCCTGACGCTCTTAATGCCTTTGATGAGAAAAAGAACCGGCTCTCATAATATTTGTCGATAAAATCATCCGCCGTCACCACAGGCGGTAGTTGTGATAGATCTCCAAACATAATCAACCTAACTCCACCAAAAGGTTCCTTGCTACGCCTGCATTGTCTAAGTACGTCAGCCACCTCATCAAGCAAATCAGGTCTTACCATACTGATCTCGTCGATAACGATAGTATCAAGATTCTTGATCTTCTTCTTCATAAACGGACTTACATCCACCTTATTAGACAACATACCTCTCTCGATAGAAGGAATATAAGGATCGTTCTTTATAGAGAAAAACGAATGGATGGTCTGCCCTCCTGCGTTCAATGCAGCCACGCCAGTAGGAGCTACAATAACACATTTACCCAAGAACTTTACGATACGTCTCATGAACGTACTTTTACCACTACCAGCTCTACCGGTAATAAACAGATTCTCCCTAGTGGTGAAAATCTTCTTCAAGGCACGACCCTGCTCTACGTTTTTATCCACCGTCATAATATGACGAAGGAGGTCGTTTTCATTTCTAAAATCCTCTTTTACCATATCTTTTAAATTTATGGTACAAAGATACGAATAGTTATAATTAACTATTAAAAAATAAATGTGAATAATATGTAAATATTAAATTTTATATCTGATACTCAAATCATCCAGCTTTACTCATCTCATAAGATTTTTCTCCTAAAAATACATCTTTTATGTATTCTGTCGATATAAGGATATGCATATATTTCCCCTTGTATAATAGTCTTAAGCATCCGATAGTTACGTTCTTTCTGTCTTTGGTATTCGCTATTCCATTGTATTTTTTTACCTCGTCATACAAATCGGATATATTCTTCTTACACATGTCTAAGAACATGCTTATGTATCTGTATATAGTGGATTGAGATATTTCACGCATACCTATGCCTATGAGCTTCTTATTTAACTCATTAAGAAGGTATGCTACATTGAACTTAACTGTCTTTCTTTTAGTTACTTTGTATATATGATGTACGTTTCTGGTTCTGGCCCTGAATATTATCTTGGAAAGGATTCTTACCCGATCAAGTTTCCGGCTTTTGTTAGCCATATTCCGTCTTTCGTCTGAGCTTAAATTCTTATTCAGACATTTGTATACGGATCTTTTCTTACCTACGAATATTTCTTTCGTATCCTCATTCTTCTTAGCCTTATACGAGTAGATCATGATATCAGATAAAGCTATTCTTATCTCGCCCTCGGCATAGGCCTTAAGCGTCTTTAGCTGATAGTCTATATCCTCATGGCAGTTCTCTATAACATGTTTGTAGCAGAAATAAGCTATGCCATCGGATAGGATATCTATAAAATCATCGGTATTGATCTCGATACGGTCACGGTAACCATCTCTCATCCTATTTCTTAAAAATACATGCTTCTGTACATTTATGATAGAAAGATAAGCCGTTACCTGCTTACACTTCTTTTCTATAACCATACCGGAACCTCTTATATTATCTTTCTTGTTCGAGTATTTTACGGCCGTAACCTTCTTCCCGTCCTTATTAGTTACAGGTTTGTAATCTACTGGACAGACAAGTGATCCTGCTGGAAGCCTTAGGCATCCAAGCTCATCTTTTTTTGCTTGTATATCTTTTGGGATATATGCTTCGGTAAGAATCTTATCGAAATTTGATTTTATTTTCTGTAAAAATGCTACCTTTGTCTCCATGGTATTTTTTTTATTTGCTGCGAATATACAAGTTTCATCAATACGAAACAAGTCATTCGGATGGATGGGTAGCCTGTGAAGGTCGCCCATTTGTTGTTTAAGGAGGGTAGGTAATGTCCGTAAAACGCTGTGAGCGTGAACGATCGTTTTTCTCAACCTACTTGTTACGCGCGCGTTAATAGGTATATTTATTAAATATAATTAACTCTATAAACATATACTACTTTCTAATATCTCTATCCGTACACAGAACCTCTCCTGACGTCGAGTTCCTGTGTACTCCACTTAAAGTCTCTATTTAATAAAACATTGCTTTTTACCGCCAAGGTATGGTGCCGTCAGGTAGCATACCGCAGGCTAAACATGGTAGAAGCCGTATCCTATACCGGAAGCCGGTGCCCCGGTAGGGGGATCGGGTGGAGCATAAGCCAAAGAAGAAAAAGTGAGGTCTTGTGCGGTCGCTCACGCTCCGGCTGCCCGTATCTTCTACGGCAGGCCCCATCGCCCCAAGGCTTCCCATTTCCCCTTGGCTTTATATCCCATAGCTTGGGAGGAAGGAATCCAAAGGGAAAAAGGTAAGGTCGTATTCGTTCGCTCACGCTCCGGCAGGCGAATATATCTCTACCGCCGTCCATGTCAATAGCGAACCTCTGGCGGCATTGTCCGGCATAACGGCGGTAGCCTTACCTTGGGTGTCCCAGCGTGTCCCCCACCAACCTTTTTCCCCTTTGGATGCCTTGGGCTATGTCATGGGCGATAAGAAGCCAAAAAGAAAAAAGGAGTGGTCGCATCCCGTGAGGCAGGATAAGGATGTCCCCCGCCGTCCACGTGCGTAGCGTACGTGAACTTCACTGCCCTCGCTATTGTAGCCAGCCGTAGACATACATGGCTTCGTTCGTTCTACCCCACCAGCTTTTTTCCCTTTGGATTATCGTAAATACATGCTAGTCAGCATATATTATGTTGATTATGGCAAAATTTCTTGACAACGATATTTTTTTTAAGTAGTTTTGTCGAAAACTAATTTTATATGGCCGAACAGAGGAAAGCTTTCGTATTTGCGTTGCCTTATGATACTAGGTTGGATATGATCCAGCAGTTCTTAAGGATATACAACGGCTATCTGGATTCCAAGGGTAGGAGCTTGATTACTGAAAGGACGATAAACTTACTTTCTTTCTACATCAACTACGGATACTCGGATGATACCAGGGCCAAGTATATGGATTGTTATGGACAGAAGGAATCTTATATCGCTGTCCTTAACAATGAGCTAAAGCGTGGCGGTTTTTTAGTAGACAAGAAGAACGGAAATTTCCGTACCCGTGAGCTGTCTATTGAGATGAGAAGCCTACGTAATTATTTTGTTCTTGACGGAGAGGGTGATGACACCCGTGTAATGGGATTCGTATTCAAGAGAAACAAATTGAATATCGATGGATAGGAGTCTTATTTCGTTCGACAGGGATATTGTCGATGAGGTGGTGAGAAGATCTGGAGGGAAGTTTACCAAGCAGCAGGTCGAATGGTGCATGAAAGCATCCGTATCTTATATCCATCATCTCGCCAGATATACCGATAATATATCTATCAGGATACCGTTTATCGGATATGTTATATGCAACCTCCGTGAGATGCGTGTAAGACGTGATAAGATACGTCGTATATATGTCAAGGAGGGTAATCGTTATCCAGACGAAAGGATGCCTATTGAGCTTGATTGTCTGGATAAGAAGATAAAGGTGATAGAGGGTATGGAGGGATTGAAGAACGGAGATCCCCTTATACGTGACAACCATGAGGCTATGTACCAATGCCGGTATGGCATGACATGGGAACAGTTACAGGATTTTCAACAACAACAATTTAAAAAATAATATGCAAACAATTGGTAAAGCCCAAGTAATAGCCCAAGCTTGGGAAGACAGTTTATTGGGCAGGATTCCTAAGGATGAGAAGGATTATCCGGAGTGGTACAAGAATCGTCTTTATTTATGCAAGAAATGTCCTAAGAACTCTTCTAATATAGCTTTCTTTAAGTTACCAGCTAAGGTATTGCTGCAAAGATTGATGGGAAGACAGGCATGCTCGCTGTGTGGTTGCTTTATCAAGGAAAAGGCTTGGATGAAGACAGAGGTATGCCCGTTGAAGTTCGTGGAGGGTGAGAAAGCCAAATGGAATGCTATGGAGGTGATAACAGCCGATCATAACGATTTTAATATTGAGTGCCCTAACGATTCCTTTGATATAGGACTGACGGATGATGAGAGCGAGTTTTATCTAAATATTTTTGATCAGAAAATAGGTGATAAGATAGAAATCGTGTTATTTATCACCCATAATGATGGTTTCCATGTCAAGGAGCATCATCTTGGATGTGGATGTATGGGAGATGTATCATATAACAAACATCCTGACAATGAGAATAGAATTATATTTAGGATGACGTTAGATACCTCAAAATATACGGAAGGTCATTTTGAGAAACATCTATCTCTTATGGGTTATACTAAGGACGATCCTGAACGTAATTTCAAACATTTCCCGCTACGTATTATAGGGGAAGCTTATAAATAATGCCGTGAGAAATCTCGTAAGAAGCAAGATAGATGACCGTATCCATGCCCTTATTGTCATGGAAGTCGGATGCCGTGAGTTGCCTGAATATTCGTTGGGTGATATACTTTACTCCGCTTTAAGGAGGATAGCTAGGGCTAATGGTGGTAATGTCCGCTTCTTGCGGGATGTTAGTACCAGAGATTTATTGAGGTCTATAGACCAAAGCATCAGTGATGAGATTGAATTAAATAATAATGATTATAACGTGTGATTATAATGGAAGAGGATAAGGATATCAAAAAAGAGATCAGGGATTATCTTAAAGAAGAGGCGGATACTCATATAAGGCATTGGATAGCCATAAAGCGTGAGAGCAAGCGTCTGTATAGCGATATTGAAGATAGGACTAAGAAGATAGCCCTTAAATCATTTTCGTTGATAAAAGAGGAGGATTTTGTCGTTCTTCATGAGATGACCCATAAGATACAGATGTTGAATATAGAGGCTGTAAAAGTCAATTCTAGGTTGATGTTCATAATCCAGTTGGCTACCAGCTTCGGTATGGATCTGGATTTAGATACGACATATGCGTCCACCGCCAAGGGCATTATAGAAGACAGGACATCTGGATTTGTGTTTTATGATGACAAGGAACGTCTGAGATATGCCGACAAGGAGCTTGAGGATATGTTCCATGACATGAGCGTGACGGAAGTAAGTAAGATCGGGGTTGTTCAGTCTTATAAGCTTCTTATGAAACAGTATAACGAGTTTAAGGATATGAAAGCCAATGCCACAGGGAAGACGAAAGCCGACGAGTAAGGACGTCGATCGGGTAAATGATAATCTTGAGGTCATAGCCAAGGCCGTGGATGACGCCAAGACGTATATCGCCAAGCATCCATGGGATAAGGAGAAGCATGAGGATATGGCTAGGGCGTTCGATTTCATATCCAAGCTGATCGATAAGATCAACGTATGGAATGACTCGTATATGGAGAAGAGTGGGATAATGGATGTATACAGGAGTGTAAGCAATGTCCAGAAAAAGGAACGTAAGGGACAGGTTTCCGGTGGTATAGAATCCGTATTAAAAAATATGCGATCATGAGTTTAAGCACGAGTCCAGAATTTTATGTAAATATGAAGAATCCCCCTGTATGGAACGATCTGTTCGGTTGGGAGGATCAGGATGATGATGTTAAGCAGTTTTTCACGGAGGAGGCTTATAAGGTCAAGAACGGGATAACTATCAACGGTACGTTCATCCCTCCATGGCTTTATTGGCATGTTAATTTCTTTCCCGTATTTCAAGACCTTCCAAATGGAGAGCGTGTTCCGGCTATCAGCCGGTTACGTGATAATGAATGGTTTTTCGCCGAGATGTATCAACGTGCCCGTCAGGAGAAGAAAGGGTTAGGGATGTTCGGTACCCGTCGTTTTGGGAAGGCCCTTCTGGACTCGGAGCTGATATATACTCCTTATGGGCCTAAGAAGATAGGGTTCGCTGATATCGGGGATATCATATATGGCGATGATGGTAAGCTTACGACTGTAGTAGGCGTATATCCTCAAGGGTTCGTTGATATGTATAAGGTTACGTTTGAGGACGGGCGCAGTATAGTATGTTGCGGTCAACATCAGTGGAAGGTTAAATATCATGGTGATTATAAAGTCATGAGCACTATGGGTATCATCCACTCTGACTTCCAGAAGATGACTATAGACATAGGGGAGGCCGTGGATTTCCCCGAGCGGCGGTGGCTGATGTCGCCCCAGCTCCTTGGGTCTCTGACCGCCTCTTTCCTTTGTGGATCTACCGACAGGATCTTCGAGTTAAGCAATAAGGAGATGGATGATATTATTTATTCATCCAAAAAACAGAAAGAGTTGTTTATAAGCTCATTCATGAAGATAGCTTGCGGCATAAGTACTGGTGACGATCGTTTTAAGGTCGTTTACAAAAGTGAGTATATTATATCCTTCGTAAGAAGAATATTCTGGTCTATGGGATATTATTGCGTCATGGATGGTGATGATATGTATATATCTAAGACCCATAACAGGCTTAGGATATCCGATATAGATTATTACGGGAAGTATAAAGCTACTTGTATTGAGGTCGATAACAAGTCCCATCAGTTCCTTACCACTAATTTTGTCGTATCCCATAATACGACTATCATGTCATCCCTTCTTCAGATGAACGCTACCATGACGATCGGGCTTAGTCATTCCGTGGTAGGTTTCAGCGATAGCGATTTATCTAATATAGGTGAGTATTGTGAGTATGGGCTTGATCATGTGCATCCTTTTTTCAGAATTAACAGGACCAAGACCGATTGGAGTTCTGGTGTCACCTTAGGCAAGCGTATGTCCAACGGGGTTCGTGATGTTCATGCCATAATATCCATAGCCAATATCAACATGGGTAGGAAGACATCCACGCAGAAGACTGCCGGTCTGACCCCAGCCACGGCTATTTTCGACGAGGTAGGTAAGGGACCTATCAAGAAGCCGTACACTGCCGCCATGCCGTCCTACGACACTCCTTATGGCTGGCGTCTCAGTCCTATCTTGGCTGGTACCGGTGGTGAGGTGGAACTATCCAAGGACGCTCATGAGATGTTCTCTGATCCTGATACATACAATCTCATGGTCATGGACTGGGATATTTTAAATCGGAGAGCCATGAAAGGAAAAACATGGAAAGAACGGAAATGGGCGATGTTTGTCCCCGGTCAGATGGCTAACTCCGGTGTCAAGAGAACTATAGGCCTGGGTGATTATTTGGGGAAACCTGATGATAAGAAGCTTAATAAGATCAAGATTGATGCCACGGATTTTGAAGCCAGTACCAATAAGCTTAACGAGGAACGGAAGAAGTTATCTACGAAAGATAGGGTAGCTTATACCTCTCATACCATGTTCTATCCATTTACGATCGACGACTGTTTTTTAAGCTCATCCCAGAACCTATTCCCGGTCGAGTACGCTATCAAGCATAAGAATGATCTTCTTGAGTCAGGTCAATATAGCGGCATGCTGTGTGATGTTTTCCTTGAATCGGGCAATAAGCTTGGTACTACGAAATCTAATAAACAGCTAGCTGGTTTTCCGTTTAGTGGAGGTGTTATTGATGCTCCTGTCCAGATATTCGAGATGCCTCAATCCAATAGGTTTGATGATTTTATATATGTGAGTGGTAGCGATCCCTACAAACAGGCTAAGTCGGATACGCCCTCATTAGGTGCTTTTTATGTATTCAAGAGACGTGTTGGTATTCGAGATCCTTATGCCTATAGAATAGTTGCCTCTTATGTATCTCGTCCATCATCCATAGATCAGTTTTGCCGTACGTGCGAGGTGCTTCAGAAGGGATATGGTGCTATATGCCTTATGGAGAACGCTGACCAGATGTATGAGCAGTATCTTAACCGTAAAAGCGGTATGCCAGCGTCTTTCTTTCTGTTTGCTGGTGAGGCAATAGCCAATAAGTATGTGAAGGCAGGCTCCCGGCAGAACAGCAAGCTGGGGCTATACCCGACCCCCGGCAATCAGAACCTGCTATTCTCGTGCGTAGTGGATTATTGCTGGCAGGATTTCGTTATTGGTTATGATGATCAGACTGGTCTTGATATAACTGTCAAGGGTATTGAGCTGATCGATGATATAGCCCTATTGGATGAGATAATACAGTATAAGCCCGGATTGAACGTCGATAGGATAATAGCGTTCGGGCATGCGTTGGTTCTCGCCAGATATTTTGACGATAACAATTACATGCCTAAATCGAAGATCGAGGAGATGAATAATGCCCGCAAGGAAGACGCTTATAAACACCATGAGGTATATGCCTCTGCCTTTGGATCGGTATCTATAGGAGCTTTTAGGTAAATGAATGTCAATTAAACGCCTATCTTTGTTGTAAATAAAATTGAATAATCATGGAAGTGTTTAATAGAGATCATTCGTTTCCAGCAAAAGGAGCGTTATTAGGATTACCTCCTCAGGCTATTTCCACGAAGAAAAAGAACAGGAAATGGAAGGAGGATTGTATGGACGCTCTTGAGACGATAGGGTTGAAACAGTATGATCGCAACCAGATGTACCGTGACTATTATCTGATGGCGGATGGTAAGTTATCTTTTATGGAGATGGCGGATGTTATCCCTCAGTTAAGGAACGTACAGAAGCTAAGGAGCGATATAAGGATACCTTCTTTCTTGAAGCATTATGATATAATAGGTGGTATCGTAAATGCCTTTGAGGGATGGCTGACAAACCTACAGGATAAGTATACGGTTAACGAGGTAGGGGATATGGCTATAAGTGAGTATGAGGATACGATGTCAAACTTACTTCATCGTCATATACAAGAACAGTGGGATATTATCGTTAATCAGCGTCTTGTGGAGGCCGGTCTTGATCCTACGTACAATGAGTTTAATTCCGAGGAGGAGCGTCAGGCTTATGTTCAGCAAATCCAACAGGCCAAAGCGTCTATGACCCCTGATGATATCCAGAGGTTCATGAGTACAAGATGGAAGACGCAGGCGGCGGTATGGGGGGGTCATACGATCGAGGCTGACCGTAGCCGGTTTTATATGGATGAGCTTGACAGGGAGAATTTCCGGGATCGTCTTCTTAGCGGAAAGATGTTCCGGAATCATTTCGTTGGTTTTGATTACTACCGTCCGGAGGTATGGAGTCCGATGGAGGTATTCCATCCTGACGTGAAATACCCGCAATACGGATCTTATGTGGGCCGTATTCATTATTACGAGGGTGTTGAGCTGATATCAAGATACGGCCATAAGATGACAGCCAAGGACAAGCGTCGGATTATGGGAGGTGACGATGATTATGAGGGATGGGTATCTAATGACGGTGCTAGGTATGACTGGAAGAAAAAGAAACCGTCTATTACCGGTATGTACGAGAATGAGGTTGTCCCATGGAAGGGATACCATGACTATGAATCTATAGTCGCCGCTGAGGATTACTACGGCGTTCCGATGGGCGAGTACCACACCTTCGGGCCGGACGGGGAGGAACACACCCAGCCCCGCTTCTTGCCCCGCTTCCATCCATTTGGCTATTTTAACTCTGACATGTCCAATGGCAAGAGATATGAGATAGATTCCCGCCTTTTTAGGGTTATGGAGGGATATTGGGTATCCATGAAACCGGTATTCTTAATAACTTACATGACGGAGACTGGGATGGTGGATCAGGAGCTTGTTACCGATGAGCTGCTCCCGGAGTTCTTGGAGAAGAACGGTATCAAGAAAGTGAAGAGGGTTATGGCCGAAGCCGTTGGTGATCCTGAGGTGAACACCTATATCTTGGAGTATGTCCCTGAGGTTAGGTTTGGCGTTAAGATCACCGGAGGTAATTTAATGGATAAGCCTATATATATCGGTGGGGATCCAATACCTCATCAGATACATGGTGACAGCAGTCTGTATGATTATGTCATTCCGGTTTCTGGATTTATAGGGTCTAGTCTCGCTGATCGCATACAGCCGTTCCAGATGATGTATAACCTTGCTATGAACCAGCTATACAACAACGCCGAGAAGGAGATCGGTAAGTTCTTCTTAGGCGACCTGGGATTCTTGCCTACGGAATATAAGGATATGATGGACAAGAAGGGTGCTTTAGCTACTTTTATGCAGATCGTTAAGTCCGTCTCATTTATGGGTGTAGGTGGTAATGACACAAACAATCCTTACCAGAATCCGCAGATGAGCAGCATATATAATCAGTTCGGTGTATATGATCTTACTAATACGGATCAGATAAGATCCCGTATGGAAATGGCGTCTTACGCCTATATGATGGCTTATAGGATGATAGGTATATCCGAGCAAGCGATGGGTCAGTCAACTAGATACGAGAGTTCTACGGGCGTAAAACAGGGAGTTAACGCTACTATGCTACAGACTCAGACTTACTTTAATGATTTCGATGACTTCAAGAAACGGACATTGGATATTCATCTAGCCGTGGCTCAAGTATGTCAGAAGGAAGGATACGATTGGACCGTGATGTACAGAAACAGCGATCTTTCCTTGGCTTACATCAGTCTTACGGATAATAGCTTGTCGTTACGTCATCTTAATGTTATGGCTGTCTCTAATTCCAAGAAACGTCTGGAATTGGAGAATTTGAAGCAATATATATTACAGACGAATACTTTGGGCAATGACTTGCTTGATATCACTAGAATGATGAATGCCAACTCGACGGCTGAGATGAATCAGATAGGAAGGGATGCCAGATCTTACGCAGATCGTGTAAGACAGGAGGAGTACCAGAATCAACAACGACTTGTACAGCAAAAAGCCGAGGCCGATCAACAGGCCCGTAATGACGAGCATGAGAAGGAGAAGGAGCTGGCTTATATCAAGGGTAACTTCGATTTACGGGGTAAGAGCATAATGGCCGCCGGTCAAGCGGCTAGGACACAAGATAACGCAGAGGGTATGGATTATGTGGAAGCTATAGCGGATCGAGCCTTGAAGGAAAGGGATCTGGATATCCGTGAGGAGGATATGAGAACCAGACAGGCTAATGCCGAGGCTGAGCGAAGATCTCGTGAGGAGATAGAGAAAAGGAAGTTGGAATTAAAGGAAAAGGAGATAGATGCTAGGAACAAACGTTCTGATACAGATAGGTTTACGTCAATAATAAACAAGAATTGATTACAAGTTTTGTAAATATTTTTACAAAATCTGTAATCATTTTGGCGTAAAATTCTGTCATATACTATAATGGGTTTGATTTAATTGGTAATTGGATTAATAATACTTTTGTAAAAAGCAAAAAAGGGAATTGTATGAATGACATGGGTGATTTCGCTAAGGGTTTTAAGACCATGAGTGTCGAGGAACTTTTTTACCGTGGTGACGGTGATGGCGATAAGAATAATATCGAGGGTAAATATGATAAGGATGGTAATCCTATAGGTGATACCAAGGAAGAGCCTGCCGACGGCGGAGCGGCTGACGGTGGCAGGGATAAGGGCGGCGACGCTACCAACCCAGACCCGGATTCTTTTGGCGAAGGCGGTACTGATAATAATAACGTGGTATCAGTGTTTAACGGGAAATCTTTCTTGGAAAAGATGGCCGCCAGAGGTATCATCGACAGTATTGATAACCTTGATATTATGGTAGATGACAAGCCAGTCGATCTTTCTACTATCACAAAAGAAGATGATTTACTTGATATAGTGGAGGGGTTGATCAAGGATAAGGCCGATGAGTTGTTGAAGGATAAGGTTGATACCGGTTCTATGTCTGACTTCATGAAGAAGATGATAGAGGTGGATAAGGCTGGAGGTAACGTAGGTCAACTATTAAGCCAATATCAGAACATTCAGGCGCCTTTGGACAACCTTGATATGAGCAACAAGAATGATCAGCTTGCGGTCATCCAGCATTATTATAAGATGTTGGGTATGCCGGAAGACGAGATAAAGGATAATATGGAGATGATGATTGGCAAGGGTGATGAGTTCATTGAGTCCAAGGCCAATAAGTTCCATGATATCCTGAAAAAGGAGATGGATAACCTTATCGAGGAGGAGAAGAAAAAATCCGAGAAAAGGAAACAGGAGTTGATTGAGCAGATGAAGATCTATAAGAAAGGTCTTAAGACGTCTATAAGCTCAGGGTTCCAGTTGACTGACACGATGATAGGTAAGGCTGTCGATTTCGTTACCAAGCCGATAGACAATCAAGGTCATACGGCTATAGATAAAGCTTATTCGGAGGCTATCAAGAATCCGGACATGGCCGCTGATCTGGCTTTGTTCTTGATGAATAAGGACGAGTTCCTTAAACAGAAGACTAACAAGGCTAAGATGGAGGTTAATAAGAAGACCATCACTCTTCTTTCTGGCAATAAGGGAGGAAAGCAGAATAAAAATAATATCGATAATGATACTATAGAGGCTAACTTCCTTGATCTGAGTGGATCAAAGAGTGTATAACATTAAAAATAAATAGAAATGAATCCATTTTTGACAAAAAGTTTTCCGGCTACCGTGAATGGTGATAACGTTATTGCCTTCACCGATGCCAAGAACTATAAGACTTCGCTCGTAGAGCATAACTTAGGCTCATTGGCGAGCTGGTATTATGAGGATCCTGATAAGAATCATTTGGGTCTGTTGAATCTGTTCTCTAATATCGCTAATTACCCCGTTCCGATGTATATGGGTATGATTAATAACGGCGCTACGATCTCCGTTAACGGTATTGGAGCTTCTTTCCGTTATGATCTTCCTGTTACAAAGACATTTGCGGTAGTTACGGCAGAGGATACTTCAGGTCATCACCTGAAACCGGGTATTGATGGTAGTTTGTTTGATATCGTTTTGAACACGTCTGAGTTTACGGCTTATGATGTCATTACCTACGATGCCGCTAACGGTTGTAATATCCTTATCTCAGGTGAGATTCCATCAAAGACCGAAGGAGATTTGACACGTTATTGGGGTCGTGTTATCGGCGGAAAGGCTAAATACTTCCCTAAAGAGAAATTACGTCCGGGTATCCGTTACTGGAAGATCGGTCATGCTCTTGGAGAGTATAGCACCCAGTTCTCTAAGGTATCTGGAGCTGACAAGGCCGGTTCCATGACCTGTGAGTTCCGTTTAGGAAACCACCGTGGTGTTGAGGGTGAGACAACTATGTATGCTGGTATGAAGTCCATGCAGGCCGCCCAGAACAGCACTTCAGAGTTTGTGGAGACCGCTCTTCGTCGTATGAATGCCATGAGAAGTGAGTATGAGGGTAATATTCCTGATTTGGCTATTATCGGTAGGACGGTTAATGGTAGGCTTGATTTACGTACGGCTAAGGTAGCGTCCACGCTGGAGGTATTCTGTATGGCTGAGTTGGTTAAGCTGGAAGCTAGACAGTTGATGTGGCAAGAAGGTGGTATTATTATGGATCAAAATGGTCCTATCCATTTGAATGAGGGTGTCTACCGTCAGCTTCGCCGTGGTTATACTATCTACTATAGTCGCCCGATGGGTATTACTAAGGATACTCTTATGGCTGCTGCCGCTTATATTTTCCGTAGTCGTCAAGATCTTCCTATTACGGAGCGTAAGATTAAGTTCAAGGTAGGAGCTATGGCTATGATCAATTTAGAGAAGTTGATCAGGGAATCGTTCTTCACTACCTTGCAGAACTTAAGCTGGGGTATGGGAAGCGATAGGATGTTGCCTTCTAACCCTATCTCTGGTACTAATGACGCCATGATCTTAGGTCCGGTTCAGGTTAAGGGAGCTTTCATCCCGGGCATCGGAAATGTAGAGTTCGAGCATGATCCTTCTTTGGATTACGCTGACATGACAGATCGTAGCGAGTTAGTGAATGGCATGTATCCTAGATCCTCCTATTCTTGTATTATTGAGAATATCACTGACGCTGGATCGACTAACGCATATTCCGCTATTCCTAATACGGCTAACGCTAAGTTAGGTAATATGAATAACAACGTATTTTATATCAAGCCAGAAGGCGTAAGCATGTGGTGGGGTTATGAGTACGGTCGTTGGGCGCACAAAGCCAACGGAAATGAGATCGTATCATCCTTGCCGGGCATGAAAGAGCAATTCTGGTGTCACTCAGCTTCCGCGGCTTGGGTTATGGATAACAGCAAGTTCTTGATCATCGAGCTTCAACCGAACTACTTCGGCTAAGTTTTTTTTCATATGTAATTTGGTTTTTAGAGGGGAGGATATTCCTCTCCTCTTTTTTTTTAGGAAAGTAACGCAAAAATAAGGAAATGAAAGAGATTTTAAAATCAAAGAAGGTATTGGTCGAGGTAAACGGCTTCAATATCATGTCAGATACCTTGTATGAGGTAGTAGGTAAGCACGACGGAAGCGCTCCGCAGGCCTTCCAAGACGCCAATATAGCCAAGGCTCCGTTCCCGGAGAATGCTACTCACGTATGTTGCCCGTGGGATGATTTCTCAAAAGCCTATAATACGGGTTTTTATCCAAGATCAAGATGCTATAATGGTCTTGACAAGAATGAGATCGATAAGCTCGTCAAACAGCGGGTAGATAATATCATGAAGCCTTTCGAGGAAATGTCGCAGATGGATCTATCTCAAACCAATTTAGAATTTTGGGATGACGCTAAGGATAAGATCTTCATGGGTAAGGTTTATAATACGGCTAATACCGTAGATCTATTTTATTTATATCTGGCTGTATTTTCCGGCATGTTGACTCCTCAGGAAATGGATGGCGATCCTGTCTTCATGAACTCCATGTTCTGTTTCGTGGAGAAAGACAATATGAAGGATTTCGTTCAGCAGCGTGAGATTAATAAGATGAACATCAGCTATAAGTTTATCAGCGCCCTTAAGAAAGGCGGCGACGATCGTCAGGCTGTCATCGATCTTCTTCTTTACATCGGTATCGTAACTCGCTCGGATTTCACGGAGGATGAGTATTATACAGGATCTCTATCAAACTGGATGAATGAGAAGAAGACCAATGTCGATTATCTGCTTGATATCTGGGATCGGTCATTGGAAGGTGATTTCAAGGAAGTTCTTGAGTTTTACCGTATCGTAAACGTCCTTCAACGAAATGGTCGTATCAATATGACTCCATCCGGATTACAATATAATGGCCAGATCATAGGACCTGACGTTCGGACATCCGCTGAGTTCTTGGCTACCAAGAAAGACTTTATTAACATAAAGGCTAATGTATTGGATGAGTATGAGGAGATCATGTCTATGTCTAATATCGATGATAAGTCCAAGACCAAGAAGGTTAAGGATATTAAGAAGAAGGATGACGTAGAGGAAGGTGATAAGATTAAGGAGGAATAACGATGACAATCCAAGAAGCGTATCTAAGGTCTTTGCAGAAGAACGAGCAGAATCTTGCCAATGGCGGGATTAAGCTTGATCCGGGAAGGTTCGTGTTGTTGTTTAACGAGGCCCAAGACCGGTTAGTTAAGTACTATCTAAATAGGAAGGATGACGAGACTATACGCTCCATCCAAAACCTTCTTGTTTATTGGATGTCGTTGGATAATGAGGTTAGGATGGATGACCCTGAGTCTACGTCCTTTAACTTACCTGACGACTATCTATGGTTCTCTAACATAAAAGGAGTTTTCTCATACAAAGGGTGTGAGGCCACTGATTTCGTTATGTGGGAGGCTAAGAACGAGAATATCCATGAGCTTCTTGGAGACGAGAATAACCGTCCTTCTTACGACTATCGTGAGACATTCTACTCCATAGGGAACGGGAAGGTCGTGGTCTACGAGTCAGGCTTCCGTACCGAGGAGGTTAAGATGACGTACTACCGCCGTCCTGTCAGGGTAGACCTATCGGGGTATATCAACGCCGCCGGTATCCAATCCACGGACATCGACCCGGAGCTGCCCGATTATCTTGTGGAGGAGATTCTGGATATGGTAGCTAAACAATTCAACCTTAACGAGAATGAATTGTATAGATATAGAATGGATAAGGATAATGTGGCTTCTTTTAAATAAACAACGTTAGTTTGATAGAAAGACCTGCCTAGAAATAGGCGGGTCTTTTTTTTATTTCATGGTATGTGTGTTTTTGCTTTTTTATTCCTATATTTGCATAATATTTAATTGTGTAAAATATTATGATATGATTTCAAGTAGTAAAATTTTATTCGGTGTACCTATTAGATGTGATGAAGAAACATCATTTATGTCTTTGACTGACTTGCAAGAGGCTTATTTAAGAAAGAGGATCGTAGAAGGATGGAGTGATAAGAGGATAGAGGGAATTTTATCCAATAGGAATAGTTCTGAGCGTATATATTATGTTATAAAAGACAAGTATATAAGAGGTATATCTTTATCAAGTTTTATTAATGACGTAAACAATACCTCTCTTGTCAAGACATTAAAATCGCTTGGGGTGTATAAATCTACCGGTAGAGGATCGAATAGGTTGGTTATGTGTGCTAAAGAGATATGGATGATGGTCGCCATGGAATTACATCCATCTATATATAATGAATGTATAAAAATGTTTGGAAGATCAGATATAAGCAATGACGCTATTATATATATAAGGGGAGGAAACGAGTATAGTGATATGTATAGGTATCTGTCTTCATTTTTTAGCTCCGATGATATTGAGAGAATAATTTTTGCTATAAATAAGACTGTTACCGGTGAA